AACTCTTTCTTTGATCTCTACTCCATGAGCAGTCGTAAATCGGCTTGATTCGATGATAGTTAAACGTGTGTCATGGGCATTAATATTAACAGCGACCCAACTTGAAAAGCCTAAGAGAACAGTTAAACCAACTCCAGATATCAAAGCTATTCCTTTTAAATAGCCCTTAACATACTGGTCTGCATCTCGCCTACCGTTGAAAAGCCCATATTCTTCTTTCTGTTTAGTCACCATTTTTATCCCTAGTTTAAAGTAACGCTTGTTAGATTGCTTTCCGCTGTTTTTGCTGCCTCTGATTTCTCACTTGATCGCACAGTATTCTTAATGTAGCTAACTACTTTGGATTTAGTGAACTGCGCCTTAGTAACAGGATTGTCAACCAAATCGCCATTCTCATCTAAGACCTGTTCCTGATAACCATACTCATTAGCGAAAGCATCTTGCACTCGGTTTACTTGATTATCTGGAATAGTGATTGACAATGTTGCTGCCATTGCTGAACTCGGAATTAATAAAGCTAGTGTTAATATTAGGTGTTTCATGCTCTCTCCTTTACCAGTTGATATTGCTTGTTTGTCTCTTTAAAAACTTCTGTGCTGCAATTCTTTCCTCATAAGCGGCTGACTTAGCTATCTCTTGAACTGTTAATTCTTTAAGTGTCATCGCCCCTTTACTTCTCAATTCTTTAACCCTAGCCTCAAGCTGGTCAATTTGTCTTTGTGTTACAAATTTTTCATCGACATCTTTATCAGCTAATCTTGAAAGAATAGCTTTCTTCTTTTCAATCTCACGAACTTCTCTGTCAATAAGTACGACCTGCGCACTAACTACGGTTGAGATGCTTAACATCAGCCCTAAGAGCATTAGTTTCTTCATCGATCCATCCCTTTGGAATAAAATTATACTTCGTCACAATTCGTTCATAGCCGCCTGTAGGCAGCTTTCTAAACTCTCTTCGGTAGGTTATTAATCTATTTCTAGTTGACCCAGCAGCGGCTGAATAAGCAACCGTTGGGGCGGTATATGTATCGCTGTCATCAGACTGTGGAGATAAACTTAAATGGTTGCTGTTCTGAATGTGAACCTCGTCCATACTTCCATTCATGTGCATAGGATCGCCTGAATCAATACGTCTGCCGATATACAAAAGACCTGTTGCATCTAAGGTGTTTGTTGTAGAAGCGTATTCACACTGGGCTTCATCAGTGTAAAGACCATACTCACTTCCAACTTTCCCAACGACTACATGATGCCAGTCTGTGTCGCTTAAACCTGTGCAGTCCATAGCAAGCTCTGTTGTACCTGCATCAGAGTTATCCAGAACCCTAAGCTCCAGCTTGCCACTAAACCCGAACTCATCACGGATAAACCATTGCTTGGCATTTCCTTCACTATGAGCAATAAACACCTGTGATACCGATGTATTAGCATGTTTAATCCAAACATCAACTGTCCAATCTCCACTTGAGGAAGCAAACATATCCCAATCCGCTGAATCAGCAAGTGTCCAATAATCCCCCGTTCCATCAAATAGAGATGTGTTCCCAAACTTCGTGACACCACTATCTGTCTGAACATCGCCATTAGCTGTTATAGTCTTAGCTCCACTTGAATCACAATCTGTTTCAGCAATCGTGGTTGATGTGTCAGCCTCATCAAAATGGATCAATAAATGCGTGTTAGCATCACAACCTGCTGCGTATACATAACCACAAGATATGAGAAAGAGCGCTGTTAATAGTGATTTAATCAAGTTCATATTTAACCGTCACACTCACTTGCGTTACTGTTCCTGTTACCGTTCCGATATCCCAATTGATCCAATCACCTGAATCAATCGCTCCATTTGATAAAGACCCATCATCTGCGGCACCGTCATTGTCACACGTAATTGTGGCATCAACTGTTGTGCATGAATCACCTGTTCCATCACATTCTTGAATGTCAATAACAACTGATTCCCCTGTATCTGCTGGATCAACGATACAGTCAATATCTGTAATAGTTAAAGCCGCTGGGGCTTTATAGATAAGAAAAGAGTCTGCATCAGCTGGATCTTCAAGTGTTTTGTCAAGCGTCTCTAGGAATCCATGTTGCTGACCAGATATGATTACATCACCTGCAATATCAAGTTCATGCTGTGGTGAATTAGTACCAATACCTACGTTGCCTGAACTATCCTTAATAACAAGCCTGTCATTTGTACCTAACGCCGACCCCTCAGCGATTGAGAAGTCATTTGTTGACCCGTCATTACCAATTGTCCATTGAGCTGCTGGCGTTGCACCTTTATAGAACTGAATCGCTGGATCATAAGCGTTGTTTGTCGCACTTGTGATCTTAAATATTGTGTGAGATGTCGCTGCGTCACTACGCAACTCAAGATCAGCTGAAGGTAAGTTTGTTCCAAGACCAACATTCCCACCGTCACGGATAGTCATATGATTGCCGACGCCACCCTCACTGAAATAAAGAAAGTTGCTTCCTGTATCGTATCCCATAGCAAACTCATCAACTCCACCGTCAGTCAACTGAACTTCAGGTAGACCCGATGTTGCATTAACGACGATCTTTGGGGACGATCCTGTTACGTCCAATAAAGATGATGGTGCTGTGGAGCCAATACCGACGTTGCCTGCAGTGGTAACAGTGAAGAAGTCGCCATCACCACTAGCCCCATTACTAATCATAAATGGAGTTGTGCCTGATTCAACGATCTCTAAGGTTGCGTCTGGTGTTGTGTCTGCGATACCTACGTTTCCGGAGGAGTCAATTGTTAATGCTTCTGTGTTATTTGAGATAAGTGAGAAATTATGATCACTTTCAGAACCTACAAATGGGTTACAAATTGAATCTGAATTTGTACTCAACTGAAGTATTTGACTATTCGACGTGTTCGTAATTCTTGCACGACTCTTTACGTTAGATCCTCCAGCAATATCAAGCTTTACCATGGGCGAAGTCGAGCCAATACCGACGTTTCCGCTAGAATCAATACGCATAGATTCACTAAATGCTCCGCTCATGAAGCGAGTTATTCCATCGGCTTTATTTGTACCTATAGTCATTTGTCCTGCATTATAATTCCAGCGCACTAATGCACCTGAATTAGTAGTTGGGGAGCCAAAACGAATATTTGAATTTGACGAATCGGGTGCAAGAATACTTATACCTCCGCTAGTGCTGTTCTCAACAACAAGATCATCTGCTTCACCTTCTGCTGTCACTGAACCGGCATTTCCCGTATGTACATGCAATTTACCATCTGGTTCTGTAATTCCAATACCTGCGTTTCCAGAAGAGTTAATAGTCAATCTCTTTGTTCCTGTCGGGTGCTCAATCTGAAATAAATCTGTTGCGGTTGATGTTAATTGACTATGCGTTGAACCATTTAGATTTAAGTTATTATCAGATAACCCGCCATTATCAATCGTGATATCATTGTCTGTGGTTGCGCCGTTGTCTGTTACGTTCTGAAGGGTAAGAGAACCGCTTCCATTATCAACACAATCAACATAAGAATTTCCATCCTCAGAGCATTGCAATTTCCCAGTGCCAGAGTCAAAGTATATCCGAGCCTCCCCCGTCAAAGAGGTCGAAGGGGAAGAAGATGTTCCTTGGTATACCACAATGTCCACATCATCTTGGCAGAGGCCATCTACAATTGTCTCACAAGAGGCGTAAGCCAGCACAGGCGCGAAAAGACAAATCAGAAGCATGAACAATCTAATCATTGTTTACCAACCCTTCAAGGTTTTTCCGATGAACTATTGCATCTACTTTAGCTTTTTTAGCCTGGACTTCGAGCTCTTCTAGTTCAATCTGTGCCTGACGCCCCTCAAGTTTATTAATTTCATCCGCTAAAAATTCCTCTTTCTCTGCAACCTCTTTTTCTCTATTTAAAAGCGCTGTTTTTTGTTCTTCTAAATTGGTTGCAAGTTGGTCAACTTCAGAAGCCCTAATCCGAAAAACTTCTTGGTTTGTTTTAAGTGTCTCTTCTTTAGCTAAAAGCCCTGCTTGGATAGCAGCTGAAGACTTCTTCTTTTCTACTAGTTCTTTCTCTGCTTGAATTATCTTCTCCTCCCGAGCGGATAGATACTTATTTTGGGAGCTTAAGTCTTCTTTTACCTCTGATAATTCTTCTTGCAAACGTGCCAAATCTTGTTCTTTTGAATTAAGCTCCGCTTGTTTTTTACCCAACACAATCTCACGCTCATCTAAGTCTTTCTGCCGCCTTTCAAGATCCTCTTTCTTTAAGATAAATGCGTTGACCTCGTCCTTCCAGAAATGTCTATCTTTATCCAAAGCCTCTTGGTCTCGCGTAAGTTGCTCTTGTTTCTTTTCTAAAGCTTCATTCTTAGATTGCTCAATTACCTCTTTCTGCTTTTTAAGATCCTCTAACCTATCTTCAGAAAGTTTTATCTCGTCGGTTAGACTCTTTATTTGTGTAACTTGCTTCTTAATATGGTCAGAGTGTTTATTAATAATGTCACTCATCGCAACTGTTTCCGCTTTTAACTTATTGTACTTCTCAAGGATATCTTCGGCCATATTATCTCTCCTGATAAAGAATGTCTGCATACGCGGTAATTGAAGGCGTACCTGAATTAGTTAAAGCTAGTGTTAGCGTCCATCCAACTGGGACGAGAATTGGTTTGCCTGGGTTATACACATAGTCAGTTGCCGAACTTAAGCTACTGGTGTCCAAAAGAAATGTGTAATTTGCCCCTGTTGGAGAGGTAAGTTTAACTGTTGCAGTTTGAGAAACAGCACTCCCCGTGTGAATAGCGGCCATATGAACAACCACATCTCTTTTAGTAGGGGCGAGGGCAAGACTCAACGCTCCCGCAGATAAGTCTTGGCTGTCTTCAGTGTTTTGAAAAACCTTTAATGAGTTCATTGTGCCTCTCCTTTTTATTTATATTTGTAATCTTGGGGGATCACCCCTTTTGATTTAAGATTTGTAACCGCTGTTGTGACATCAGAAGTGTTTCTTATCTTAGCGGCTTCCTTCTCCACAGCAATCTTCGCTTCATGCAACGTTTCTTTTTCTGAGTTGACAACAACTTCCCCGTCGACAACCTCTAAAGAAGAAACATATTTATACTCTAAGTCTGGACATGGAATAACTGTCGCCCCTTGCAATCTTGGGTCAGTCGCCATGACTTTACTTGCCACTCTCTCTGCATACTCCTGATCACTTTCACCATCTATACGTGGAGTAAGAGCTTGAGTGATTGAAATAGTATTGTCTTTTTTAACCAAAGCTATCTTCATTATTGATCTCCTATTGCGATAACACAGTTGCGATTTAAATCAGTTAAGGTTCCGCCACTTCGGGTTCTGACCTGAGTTCCTGTTGTCGCAAACGCCGCTGGGAATCCCATAACACAATTATCATCTGTCGTACCTACAACGGCATAGTTGGCATTAGCAAAATCTGTGTCCCATACAATAGTGAAGTCACCTGCCCCATTATCTGTAATGCTTGCGACATTATAGTGATCTTTTATTGTCGGAGTTCCACTCGATGCGTCAAAAGAAACCCATCCTTTAATAGCCCCCGTTGTGGACACAAGGTCAAGGATACCTTGAACTGTATCTTTTTTAAGAGCGTTGGAGTCGTCCGCATCTGCTAAAATAATTTCATCACTAGCTGTGATAGTGGCAGATGTTTTACCGTTAATATCTAAGTCAGGGACAAGGTCTAAAATACCTTGAACAGTGTCTTTTTTAATTGCATTACCGGCAGATGCGTCTCCAAATAAAATTTCATCTGCTGCCACAATAACTGTATCTGTATAGTCATTTGGAGTTCTAACTTCATAGCCGTTACTGGCTGCGTTAACAGCGACGAGCTTACCTGCGTCAGACCCCCCTAATGTGATATCAATCTCACTTGAAATACTAGTAACTGCCTTATTCTCTAAAGCATCAGCCCCCGCGTTCCAACCGATTAACTTACTGGCACTTGCGTCTGGAAGTTCTACAGAAGAAAGAGATGACGTGTCTGGCAAAGAAACAGCCCGGTCAACTAATTCTTTTAGCTGTTGAATCTGAATGGCTAAACGGTCTAACCCTTTCTCAATAACCGTCTCTGAAAAGCCTCCGCCAATAGGGATATCTGCGGCTTGTTTGTAAGCAGAGTTTCCGATCATCAACACTTTGTAAAGATTTGTAGGCGGCGTGACAAATGAAATTGTTCCCGTCTCCGCTGCGGTATCAAAAGTTACTGTATAATCTGTTGTTATTGTTTGAAGAGTCGCCACACTATCGGTGTCAATCTGATAGACCAATACTTCTGTGTTCTCATAAATTTTAAAATCAAAATCAAAATCTGTCAGAACCCCGTTGCCGGTGAGTTGGACCCTTCTTGGTTTTGTTGCAAGTGTTGTAACTGTCATAATCTATCTCCCTTGAAGACGCTTTAAACGGCTCTTCTTATTATTACCTTTTTTCTTTGAAAACTCAAGAGATTCTACCGATTCTCCCATGATAACTGACATGATTTCCGTAGGAGACATCTCCCCTTGAGACGCCTTAATTGATGCTTGTAAGGTATCATATGCAACTCCGGGGACAGGTAAAGTCACCGCGGAGACTTCTTCTAGCACTTCAATCCACGCAAAAGCTAAATCCGCCGCATCTACTTGTCTGCCCCCGACCTTTTTCTCTATCATTTTTTTAAGCCTTGCCACGGAGTTTTTAATCTTATTTGCGGCGCCTGCTAGAGGTGATCCTGCTGCAAAAGAGTGGACTCCTAGATACATAGATACTCCCATTTCGAGTAAGTCTGTTATAAAAAACCCCGCAGAAAGAGGCCCCATTATCACATCTCTTTTTAACTGGCCTTCATCAAAATCCCCACCACGAATCAATCCTTTTAACAACCAACGCATTGTTGGCATCACAACATGGAATATCAAAAAGATATCGGCAAATTTTTGAAGAGAGATCCTGCCCGCCGCTACGTCAGCGTATGACCTAACATATATCCTAGAATACTGGATAACGGCACTCTGAAATTGAGATACAATCTTTGTCCATTGTCCTACTTGAAAAGGTGCGAGCTGTGTGTTAACCGCTGATTGCTGAGTATTGGTAATGTGCTGGTCAAAACGACGATACGCTTCATTTATATCCCCTGTTTCTTTATAGACTTTCCGCATAACAACATACCCTGAAAGTCCCGCCCCAAAACGGTTCCCTTTACGAACAAAATAAAAAGCTGCGTCCACTGCTTTCTTACGTGTTTCTGTGAAAGCATTTTTCTTCCGCGTTTTGATGGAGTCAATTACGTTTTTCATTTCAATCATTAAATCTTTATATCTAAATTTCATCATTGGTGCTTTATCTAAAATCTCCAAAGCCCCTTTTGGGTCATTGAAAAATTCCCACGCCCCCGCAGCCCAATCCCTCCACGAAATATCTGGTTCAGATAAAGCCATCCACATAGAAGAAGTCTGGAGCACCCCTTTACTAGGTTCCCCTAGGTATGCCACGGAGAGATTTGTACGTAAGGTGTTAAATAGGGATAAGGTCATTTCATTATTAGACCGCCCTTTTGACATAATTAAATCTGCCATCCCTCTTATCATCTTATACGTATCCCCATCTCGGTACTGCCCACGTTGAAGCTCTTTCCCGTCGGTATTCTCATTGATGGCTCGCCGAATATCTTTGTTTCTCAGAAGACTAATGACATCTTTCATAGGGAGAGCATAGGCATTAAAATGTGCCATTTCTTGGATAAAATATTGAAAAACTTCAATATCCCCCGTCTGTTTAAAAGCTGCTTTCGCTCCTGGTGTTCTAAGCTTTGCAGATACCGGTATAGTTTGAATCATCTCCTTAAAATCATCTAAAGCCGAGAAAACTTCAGATTCCCCACCAACATCTCTATGCCAAGGGACATAGTCTTCCACACGAGGTAAATCTGTCCCATTGTACATTCTATAAACAGGGTTAATTATGGAGTAGACAGTGTTGTATAGGACTCGTTGTGATTGAACAAATTCTATGTTCCTAGGGTCCGCCTCAAACTTAGCCATCATCTCATCAAAATATCTTTGTGGGATAGCGTTGCCTTTTATCTTCTTAAGCTCTGCTTGAATTTTCTCCCCTGACCATTGCTCTTCTTGCGCCTGCTCGAAAATACCGTTCCGCCGATTTTCATTAGTAATCACCTCCATAACTTCAGGGAGGATATTACCATCTCTGTCATGCGTAACAAGCCACCAGTACCCCACGTCAGCTTTGGTCAATGAAATGACACCTTCTTCTCCATTATTTAAAGTTACTTCACCTTCACTAAGAAACCCCCCGCCCTCTTTAAAGTGGTCGATTTTCCATTGATGGTGTTCTGCGTCAGTCTTTAGGTCAAAAACTCTCTTAGTTATTTTATCTAACGCGTCCATATATTTGAAATTAAAGGCTGCGTCTCGTCGAGGGGCCCCATCAACAGCAGCAATTTTCTTTCCTAAAACTGAGTTATCAATATCTTTGACTTTACTTAAAGCACGTAACATTGAAGATAAATTATTGACAGAGAACCCGTGGAAATTCTTAACCCATTTAGGGAAAAACTTAGCGGGGTCAAACCCTTTACGAGGTGCCATCTCTTTAATAGCTTGCGCTCGTTCCGCCTCCCTTTTCTCTTGTAGAATTTGATAAGTTACTTTCTGCCCTTCTTTTAGAAGTTTTACCTTCTCTTGAATATATTTTATAGAATCCATTAAAGCGTCTTCACTTTTAGCTTCTAGTCCTGCTACATTCTGAAGAACTTCTAATTCAAAAGCTAATCTATCGACGTCAATCTCTTGCTCGGATCCCCCCTCAGCCTTTACCTCATTAAGATAGTTATCCAGAAGCTCTTGTTTATTTTTGATGAGTTGCTGGGCGGTTTGGCTATCAAGCTTACTGACCCGAATCAATTCGTTTGCTACATCTTGGAGAGCCGCAGATTTAAGAACCCCGACCGATTTCCCGCCTTTAACTTTTGGCGCAACCTTATCTAAGATCGTCTGAGCTTGGTTAACTAACGCAGGTCTAACAATATCTAAACGCGCCTGATCAACCTCTTTCAAAAAGGTCTCCAGTTTCCTCGGCGTAACTTTTGCTATACGTGTTAAAAATTTCTTAGGGACGTCTTGCCCTTTAAAGGCTGCTCGCACATACTCTAACAAAGATTGACGAGCTTCTGTTAAATCTGCCTTCTCTTGCTTAAATTTTTCTGTAAGTTCTTGCCGTGTACGTTTAGCTGCGGCTGCTTCCGCTCGGTTACGAATAGCTTGAAGCTTACTCCCCTTAACTTTAACATCCTTCTTCGTGGCTGCTTGAGCTTCTAAATCTCTCTCTGTCACAGTTTGGCCTTCAGAAGAAGCTACCTCTACCTCTTCTGCGGTAAGAAGACCTGCTCTTTCCTCGTCTAGCGCGTCTTTCTTCTTACTGAGTTTTTCTAACTTATTTTGAACAGCTTTGACAGGTTTCCCCGCTTCTTCTCTTAATTTTAGCTCTTTCTGAAGACCGTCAAGCTCTCGATCAATGTTTGTGACTTCACTGTCCAGTTGATGTACTCGCCCTTTAATTACATCTTCCTTTATGTCTTCCGTAACTCCAAAAGGCTTGCTCTTTTTCCTCTGCTCAACCTGAACCTCTTCTTCTGGGCTCATTGGGGTTTCTCGCGTCTGCGCCTCTTCTAAGGCGTCTGCTTGCTGTTGTTCAGCAATTATAACGTCTGGATCTTCTTCTAAGTAAGTATCAATACCTTTCTCTTTCTGCCTTCTTCTAATTCGACGATGAAGTTCAAGTATAGCTTCTTTGGAATCCGTCTTCCCTTCTGCAATGCTGTTGACAATATCAATATCAGCATTGTCGACGCCCAGCCCCTCCATAAGAACATCCCCAACTATATCTGACCCTTCTGCAACAGCCCTCATAATAATCTTATGTCTCTGCTTTTTAGGGATGTCCAATTTCCGTAAAGAGCTGTCCATCCGACTATATGCTATTTGCACGGTAGTAGCGCCAGCTACTCCTCCTCCAACAAGACCGAGTGCCCCCTCAAAAGCGGCTTGCTTAAGAATACTGCCAAGAGTCCTCTCCTCCGCACCGACAAAAACTTCCGCCCCCGATTCAAAAGTACTCTGCAAAAACTCCTCTATACCATTTACAATCGCCGAATCCCCTGCTAAAGCTAGACGAGAAGAGTATCTTTTAAACAATATGCCTAGTGAAAGATTCTCTAAAGCCCCCACACCTACACCTACTGCGGCACCAAAGCCTGCTGCAGGTTTCCAGTCAACGCCCTTAGCAACTTGCTCTAAATACTGATTAGCCCCCACGTGTCCGCCCATAGCTAACATTGCTAATTTTGGGTTGACTGAACCTAACAATGCTGAAGTAGTGATGCTCCCAAAAGCCCCTCCTACTTGAGATAGAATGGGGTGATCCGCATCTTGAGCTAATCTTTGTTGGAACTCTTTAGTATTTGCGTACCCATAAAAACTTAAAGCTCTTAATCTTTTCCCCCATCTTTCTGCTACATTGGCATTAGCACCTGGCATAAACTCTTTATCAGGATCTACCGCAGTAGGGTCTTTAAAAGCCCCCTTCTTAATTTTTTCTAACTCTCCCCGCGCATACTCGGAAGTCCTAGTTTTTCTCTCTTCCTTTGTGCCTGGCCCAAACATTCGGTCATGTATATTAGCTAAGGAGCCTCCTAACCCAATTGCATCACTGATAATGGGCAACTCTTTTAATTCTTGCGCGAATTTCTCTTTACTGGAGAAAGCCTCTACAAAATTCCCCATAAAACTGGTAGCCCCTAGAACCACTTTATTTGTTAGATCAGGTATAAAATTTAACGCTTGTGCGGTTGGTTCCCCTACTGTATCCAGAAAAGCATTTTCAGAAATTGTCATCCCTTCAATAACTTTTTCATACCAATGATCGTAAGATGCTCTGTCGATCTCTGGCTCCTCATTATAGATATCTAACTTCTCCATACTCATTTGATCTAGAGACACAGGTTTAATGGGGGACTGGCCTCCTTGCCCCATTTTATCTAAAGCTTTCTGCACCTCGTCTAGTCGTAGTTCTGCCATATTAGTTCTCAAATCTCGATGAATCAACGTTAACAATAGGCATACCATCTTGGTCCTGCCCTATGATATTAAAAGACCCTGCCGGTGTTGTGACCACTTTTGTATCCATAATCTCAACTGGGTATCCTCTATCTTTTAAGGTGGCAAACAGCTTCCCTTTTTGAAACAGCGCCCCCAGAACGTCAGCATTAATTTGATCAGGCTCTTTTGAAGGGATGTTATCATAGACATATTCAAGCACAGAAGTCTTCCAAGAAGACCCTAAAGCTCGTGATTCTCTTAAGAAATCTTTAACCCTGCCTCGTATTTTTGGGTCAGACTCAAGACGTTGCCCTTTTGAAAACCAACCCCCTTCTTCCTCGAGGTTCTCCACTTGCCCTGTTAAAGCAACTTTTGACCAGAACATCCATTTATTAAAATTCTTCGCTGACACTTTGCCCGCCTGGGCTTGCTCCACAAGCTGTCGCTGAAACCCTAAGAAGTCATTCAAAGAAAATTCTGAGCTAAGGTCCACACCGCCGCCCTCACTTTTAATGAAAAGTTCTTGGTACTGTGCCTGTAGGTTAGTCTCTGCGTCTAAATCACCTTTTGCGGACAACAAGGTTTGCTCAAGTTTAAGGTCTCTTAACCCTGCTAAGATGCCTACATACTTCTGATACACTTCCTTCTCTTCAGGCGTCTCTGCTAATTCAGCTTTCATTGAAATTTCCAGCACACGGTCGTCAATAGCTCCAATAGTCATGTCATCCGCCGCAATCTGTTCCCCTACTTCAACTGCGTCTATACTAGCTGCACTAACCGTTTGGAAAAATTGTTTCGCCTTGTAACCTTTTTGAGCTTTTACAAAATTTTCTTTTACCTCTGCCCGGATCTTGCCGTCAGGCTCTTGCGACTTTTCAATGAAATCTTGTGCTTCAAAAATACGCCCTTGATCTAATAAGGAATCTGCTCTCGCACGAAACAAAGCATTTTTAGCCCCTTGAAATGCCTTAGCCCCTTCTTCAGGCCCAAAACTTTCAATATAACTTTGCTCTGTAAAAGAGGGGTCCCCGACTATGTCATTATATTCTTGGGCAGTAGCACCTTTAGTGATGGCACTAATATTATCTGATAAGGTGTCTACCTTTAATTGTTTTGCAGCTAAATCCATTTGATTTAATTGCCACATTTTATTGCGCACAGAGTGCTCCGCCGCATACCCCTCCAACACAGGGGCTAGGTCCGCTTGAAACCTGGAATTCTCCACCCCGGATAAAATATTATCTTTGATCTCCTGTGTCTTCTGCTCTAAAACTTTAAACCCTTCTTCTGGATTTCCGGCATACTGAGACTTTATTTCTTTTGAGACTTCTGCATACTGGTTCAGAAACTCTGCTTTCTTCTTCGCCCCTTGTGACTTCATAAGCTCTTGGCGTTTCGCTACCTCAAACTCAACTACCCCTTTCTGAAAGGTACTTGCCATTTGACCAATAGCACGAGCAGAATCCGCCGCTGACGTATCTAAAGTATTCACCCCAGTTCGGGAAGAAATTAATTTATCTCTAAAATGTTGAGGTACCCTAGCCATTAAAATATCCCCTCTTTTTTACCTGTCACAAATGTGGAAGACGCCGTCCCTGCCGCTTGTGAGAATCCTTGTAGCAACGCTGCGCGTCCTTTATTCTCACTGATCTGTGCTTCTCTAAAGCCAAATTTAGTTTCAGCTGCCCCTCGACGCCTAACGGCTTGAATCTCTAAATTGAACTGCCGTGCCGTCTCATCCATCAAAGCTATGCTGGAGCCTGCTGCTGGGGTTAACTTAACCCCGTTTGCCGTAAATGCCATGCGTTGGGTGGCCAGCGTGCGATCCCTCTCTTCTTCGCGCCGTGTCGCCTCTTCTTCTGCTTCTACCGCTGCCAGCCGGGCTTGCTCTCTTTGCTGGTCTGCTTGCATATTAAGAGCTTTTTTCTGCTCCTTGCCCTCCTGAATACTGCTAAAAGCAGACACCGCCCCTAACGTCAAAAATAAAGCAGTCGCTGGGTCTCGGCATATCCGCTGTTGTGGATCAAATTTTATCATATCAACCCTCTGAAATTATTGCGTACATGTGGTAGTCATCTCCGGCCGCATTATAACGTCGAAGCGTCCCCTCTAATTCAAAACCAAACATCTCTAAAAACTTTGCATACTTTTCATCATCTCCTCGACAAAGCGCTTGGATACGATGGTTAAATATGGTTAGGTTCTTTAAATGCCCTTTAAGTATCCGGCAAACTTCAATTGTATAATGTGTCCAGCCTTTGCCAGGCAAGATAAAAACCTCGCTTACGTTTATGCTCAAAGGGACAGCTCCTATAACCATAATTGGGGC